GTGAGGTAGTCGTCAGCGGCGAGATCGCGAAGGTCAGCGAGTCCAACCGATCGGGCGTTCGCTGTCTAAAGTTCCGAGTGGAACCAACGTAAACGACCGAGCGGAAGCCTCGCCCTGTAGGGCGAGACTCGAGCGCCAGAGTGGGAGTGTACGCCGGGTTTAATACACACTATTCTCTGCTAATAACAACAAACTACTTATAGTAAAGATTGGTTAGTAACCGTAACCAGCCGGGTCGAACCAGCATGAGCGGGGTCGACGATCACGACGGCGACGCCGATGCCGACCCCGACACCGATGACAACCCTGACTCCGGGCGGTGCGGCGCGGAGTGTGTCGACGGCTCGCCGTGTCAGAACCGTGTTGGCTCGTGTCCGGTGCCCTCCCACACCGACCCGGACGCCGAGAATCCAGGCCGTCCCACCGAGTTCACCGACGAACGTGCCCGACTCGCGATCGCCGCCGCTCGCGACGAAGGCAAAAGCAAAGCCGGCTGTGAACGCGCGGCCGGCGTCGGCGACGGGACGATCGGCGGCTGGCTCGAAGCCAATCCGACCTTCGAGGCCGACGACGGCACCGAGCAGACCTTTTCCCGAGCCTTCGCGCTCGCGCGTGCGGCCGGCGAGTCGATGTATATCGAGGACGGTCGTCGCGAGTACGGCGACACGTCGTTCGCGAAGTTCATGCTCTCCTCGTCGTTCGGCTACGAAAAGAGCGAGAAACGCAAAACCGAACACTCCGGCGAGATCGACGGCTTCGAGTTCGTCTACCCGAGCGACGCCGAGAACGGGACCGACGGGGGTGAGCATGGCGACAGTCCGCGTGAAAGCTGACCCGGACCCCCATCCGGCCCAGCATGCGTTCGTGACCGACCGGAACACCGAGACGGGGTACATCGGCGGCGTCGGCTCTGGAAAAACGGCGGGAGGCGTGATGCGCGTCGGTCGCCACGTCGCCGATTGGAACGCCGGCCACGCCGGCGTGATCGTCTCGCCGACGGTCCCGATGCTCCGGAACGTGATCGTCCCCGAGCTTCGCGAGTGGAATCTGTTAGGCACGCCCGCCAGCACATTCCGCCGCTCGGAGAATCGAATCGAGTTCGCGAACGGCTCAGTCATCATCCTCGAATCGGCGAACAACGATCGAAAGATCGAGCGCCTCCGGGGGTTGAATCTCGCGTGGGCCTGGATGGACGAGGCGGCCTACCTCCCCCGAAAGGTCTATCGGATCCTGAACGATCGACTCCGCGTCGGCGAGTATCGCAACCTGTTCGCGACGACCACCCCCCGAGGGTTCAACTGGCTGTACGACGCGTTCGCCGACTTCGGATCGGCGGTGGAGCGAACACCGATCGCCGACGGCCACCGTCTCCAAACCAACACCACGACATCGATCCTCGGGGTCTCGACGCGGGCGAACCCCGGCAACCCGGCGGACTACATCGCTCGCGAAGAACGCCAGCACACGGGGTCGTCCTATGCCCAAGAGGTTGACGGCGAGTTCGTTCGTTTCGAAGGACTCGTCTACTCGTGGTTCGACCCTGACGTCCACGTCCTCGACAGCGAGGACGTTCCTGCGCCGGGCGAGTACGACGAAGTGATCTACGGGGTGGACTGGGGGCATAACAACCCGGCGACGATCGTCGCTTTGACTCGTGAAGCCAATGCGGCGACCACCGCGGACGGCGACCGCGATCGATGGACGGCCGTCGACGAGTGGTACGAGCGCCGCTGCACGGCGAACGATCACAGCCGGGCGCTCGAAGCCATGCAAGACTATTGGGGAGCGGGCCCGGCGTGGTGCGACCCCTCGGAACCGGCGAACATCGCGACCATGCAGCGCGACGGCCTCGACGCCCGTCCCGCCAAGAACGACGTGACGCCGGGCATCCAGCACGTCACGTCGCTTCGCGATCGGTTCCGCGTCACGCCGACCTGTCAGAACCTCCGCAACGAGTTCGCGCAGTATCGGTACAAGGATGGGGGGAACTCGGAGGATCCGGTCAAACAGAACGATCACGCACTCGACGGAGCCAGGTACGCCCTCCTGTCTTGGCACGAGGAGCACGAATCCGGGGGCGGGGGCGTATACTCGCTGGAGATGTAACCATGACACCACAACGGTCCTTCCGAACCCGACTCGGCGACTCGCTCGCGAAACGACTCTGGAGCGGCGACGTCCTCGACGAGGGCGATCGCGACGCCGGGGTCGTCGATACGGCCAGTGCCGCGAAGACCTACCGGCGTTCAGGATGGGAGCGCACGGAACCCTCGATCACCGCCGCGAAAGAGCACAACGACGGCCTCCGTCGTGGTCGTGTCCCCGAGCACATCGAAGACCCCCTCAAGGGCGAGTCGCGGTCGTTCAATCCCTTATCGCTTCGCAAGCTCGCGAAGAGCGAGGTGATCCAGGCCGTCGTCGGCACTATCCTGGGAGACCTCGGAGCTGTGCCGTGGTCGGTCGTGCCGATCGACGAGGACGCCTCGCCCTCGCAGTCGCTCATTTCGGACGCGGAAGCGGCGCTCTCGGACATCAACCCGAACCCCGAGAGCTTCGATGACATCAACGCGATGTACGCTCGCGATCTCCTCGAAGTCGGTAACTGCGTGGGGGTCACCTCGCTTCAGATCGACGGCCGACGTGCCGAAGTCCGACCGCTCGACCCCAACACGTTCACCGTCGACTGGGACGACCACCGCGTCCTCGAAGGTTTCTACCAGTATCCGCAAGCGGACGCCGCGAAGTGGGGCGAGCCCGACGCCTTCGACGTCGAGGAAATCCTGTGGGCGAGCTACAACCCCACGACGTCGCGAGCCGGCTTCTATGGCTTCAGCCCCGTCGAGCAGGTCACCCAACTCATCAACATCATGGGGGGACTCGTCGACAAGGAGATTACCGAACTCGAAGAAGGGATGCCCTCGGGATTGATCGCGCTGTCGGGCGACGAGTGGTCGGGCAACGACTACGACGCGTTCAAAACCTACTGGAACGAGGAGGTGAAAGGCGAGCAGATCAAGCATCCGGTCGCTCAGGGCTCGGCTGAGTTCGTGCCGTTCAATATGAGTTATAAGGAACTTCAGGTCCTCGATCGCCAGCAGTGGTACGCAAAGCTCGTCGGCTCTGTTTTCCAGGTGCCGATGAGCGAAACCGGGCTCGCGATCGGCCAACAGATGACCCGGGCGACCGACGTCTCTCAACGGCAGCGCTACAAGCAGAAGGCGCTCCGATCGCTCTTGCGCCAGCTCGAGGACCTGTGGACCTACCAGTACCTCCATCGGTGGTGGTCTGAGGACCTAAGGCTAGAGTTTGACCCCGGCAGGGATCTGATCGAAAAGAAGGAAATCGCCGAGATCGACAAGCTGAAACTCGAAAGCGGAGTCACGACGGTCAACGAACTCCGCGAGGAGCGCGGTAAGGATACCGTCGAGTGGGGCGATCAGCCCGGGACGCCCGCGACCTGGGGGGCTGACGGGAGAGTCGGAAGCAATGGTGGTCAACAGTCAGTCGAGGAGGCAAACCAGAACGCGCTCACCGAAGGGACACGGCAGAACGGCTCGGGAGACGGTGGTGGTACGGGTTTTAGCGATGGCGGTCAAGGACAAGCGACCGCCGCGAACACCACCGACCGGGGCGCGTGGCTCCCTCTCGATGCGCCTGTCGTCGGCGAGAAAGCGCTCCGAAACACCGACGACGCTCACGAGTTCTCATTTCAGCCTGGGGACATCGAGGACCTCCAGGCCGACGTCGAGGACCTCTACGGCGAGACGATCGAACGGGTCTTGAACCAAGTCCGCGAGAACCAGGAACTACTCCGCCGACCAGTCGAAACGAAGGGGTTGGCTAACGAGAGCGCACCATACGCCGAGAAGTCCATTCCGGAGCTGACGAGTCTCGTCAACGAAGCGCTCGGCGTCGAGTTCGCCCAGGACCTCCGGGACGCCCTCGTCGACGCAAAGCGCGAGCAGGTCGACACCGCCGAAGAGGACATCCTCGCAGAACTCGAAGCGGCGGGTCTCTCGCTTGAGACCGTCGACGTCGACGCAACCCGCGATCGCGTCGTCGAGAGGCTTCAACGGCGGACGCTCAAAGTCACGAAGCGGATCAGCGACCGTCTGGAACAGGACCTCCGGGACGTCCTTACTGAGGGCTGGATCGAGGGGCAGTCGATCACCGAGATCGAGGAGAACATCGAGGACCTTAGTGAGAAATGGACTGGGCACGAAGCCGAACGTCTGGCGAGGGATCAGATCGGGCGCGCTGCTAAGGAGGGACGCACCGAGTACGCCGAGGAGACCGGCGATCAGGTGGGCGGGTGGAACCGGACCTGGCTCGCGACCGGCGGGCGTGACGGTGACGGTCGGACGCGCGACTCGCACAAGCTCATGCACGGCGAAACCGTCGGTTCTGGCGAATCGTGGACTGTGAACTATGTGCCCGACGGGGGGCCGCCGAACGTCGAGGAGGACTATCCGGGGGCGAGCGTGTGGGGCATCGAGTGCAGATGCGACTTTCGGCTCTCGCCCGCCGGTCTCTCGCCGTCGATCGCGAACTCGGTACAAGAGTGGGCCGCCGACCCCTCGATCCGGATGCGTGAGGTCGCCGCCGAGCAGGACAAACCGATCGGACAGGTCATGGTCGACGCCGAACGCAGCGAGGAGAGTCGCACGCAGGCCGCAAAGCGTCTCTCGATCAGTAAGCAAACCTACTATTCTTGGTGCCGAGACGCCGGTCTGATCGACTAGCGTTCGACGAAACGGCCGGAGGATGACCGCCGGGGAGTGGGAGCCGCACTGCGTTCCGGCCTAGTGAAAGACTAACGACGAGCACTCGACGTCCGACTGTGGCTGAAGCGGCCGGTGTCAACGGACGTACGGCAGTGGTTCTGTGACGGTAGTGATGGTGCTCTCGGCGGCCACCGATCGTTGAGGCCTGCTTTGTCTTTAGTACAAGCCCGTTGACCCGCTCGTACACCACCGTTTAGTTTTGCTGAACTTATTTGCAAAAAAGACTAACCGGCCGGACAATGCCCGGTGCGTACGCGGCGGTCGGAGCGCCCATCGCCAGTAAAAGCGCCGCCGAGCAGATCGTGACCGCTCCCGTGTTGGTCCCTAACACGCCCGACCGGGAGCGCCACCGATACAGCGCCGAGAACATCGCGGCGGTCGCGAACTCGTTTCTCCCGAGAGGGGGCGTGGATGCCGAGCACTTCGGTAGCGACGTCGCCCGTCCCACGGAGAGCTACGTCGCTCCTCAACAGTTGGAGGTCGGCGGTCGCGGGATTCCGTCGGGGTCCTGGATGGTCTCGGCGAAAGTCACCGACGAGGACGTATGGGGGCGGGTCGAGACGGGTGAGATCACCGGGATGTCGGTGCAGGGCCCCGTGGCAGCGGTCTACGATAGCGAGGGCAACGAACTCTCGAAAGAGGAGTTCGCCGTCCGGGTCGGCTCCGACGACGCCGTGGACATGGCGATGTCGCGACCACCGGACGCGGCGGCGAGTCTCGGATCGACGACGCCCGACAGCGCGATTGAGGGCGCGAAGTCCCCGGGGCTCGCTGCACAGGGCAAACAGTGGACGATCGCGCCCGCGCCCGTGGGCGAGATCTGGGACGTCGAACTCGCGCGAGCGGACTTCGTCTCGCTTGTCAGCGAGCCGGCGGTCTCGGAAGCACAGTTCGTCGTCGCGAAAGCGGCGTCGGCGGGCGGTGGCGGTCCGGGCACACAGAGCAGTACGGACGATGACATTATCATGAACGACGAACTCGAAGAGCGACTCGACAGTATCGCCGAGTCGGTCGATGCATCCGCTCAGGCCGCGAAGGCTGCCGCGGAATCGGCCGACGAGGCGCAGGAAGCCGCCGCCGAAGCCCAGGCAGCCAGCGAGGAGTCGGGCGACGACGGTGGTGGCTCGGGAGAATCGAACGGAGAGGACTACACAGCGGCTGATCTCAAAGGAGAGCTCGAAGAGGAGGGTGTTCTCGGCGACTCTGGCGAGGGGAACGGCGGCACCACCGGCAGCGAGGGAGCGGTCAACGAGACGCTCCGGACGCTCGTCGATGCTGGCGTCGTCAACCCGGAGGACCTCGACGACGAGGACCTCGATCTCGACTTCGACGCCGAGGAGGTATCGGAGCTCTCGCCCGAACTCGAAAAGCGTCTCGCGACGATCGAGAAAGCGGTGCAGACCCCCGGTCGACGGGGCAAAGCGTCGAACCTCGACGCGCTCGGCTCGGACGATGAGGACGGCGACGGTAGCGTGTCCGGCGAGCGGGACTTCGCGAGCGCGCTCACCGCGGGGGGCGACAACTAATGGCTCCGAGTGGTGCAGCGCTGTTCTCGCCGGCGGGGTCGACGGTCAACGCGGCGAAGGCCTACCGGGAGTCGTTCGACAACCTCCCCGGCGAAACAGTCGTCACCGATCCGCTCGGCGTGTTCGGCGAGCGGGGCCACGACCTCCGCCCCGAGATCGCAAAACGACTCGAACCCGAGTACCGTGCGATCGACGAGATCATGAGCGATGGTGGAAGCTTCAGGGGGGCGATGGGGCAGGTCGCCGCGACGAAAGGGCTCGACACGGCCGATTTCAGCCTGCCGGTGTACCCCCAGGAGGACTTGACTTCCCTCGTCCAGCGCAACACGCCGGTCTGGGATCTCCTTCCAAAGATCACGAGCGAGACGAAGACGGTCGACCAGGACAGCGTGACCGACCTCGCCCGCCCGGAGATCGGCGGCGAGCGTGACGTCCCGTCGGACCAAGACGACTCCTACAGCGCTCAGTCGCTCTCGATGAGCTACTACCGCATCACCGGCAGCGTGTCGGGACCGATGCAGCTCGCTTCCCGAACGCTCCGGAACGCAGGCAGCGTCGAGCAGCGCAACAAGTCAACGGCGATGAGCCACTTCAGTGAAGACCTCGTGCTCAACGCCGACCCCACCGGCGGCGACACGTCCGGCGGGCTCACCGACGAACGCGGGTACAAAGGCGTGAGAACGCTGGCGAAGGACAACGGCGAGGAATACTCGCCCGGCGGGGGCGACGGCTCGACGATCACTGCCGAGGACGTCCGGGCGAACTTCCGACGCGCCGTCGAGCAGGGCGGGAACCCCGCAACGACGGTTCACGTCACGGACCTGAAGACGATCACCGACCTGAAGAACTCGCTCGACCAGCATGACCCGGTGATGATCGACACGCCCGAGGGGCAGATCAACCTCGGGGCACAGTCGGTCGCGATCGACGGCGTGCCAGTGGTTCACTCGGACTTCATGCCGAACACCGACTACGACGCGACGGCGAACCCCGAGGGGCGGAACCTGCTGACGATGGACATGCGGTTCCACAGCGTTCGCGACCTCTCCTCGACGGTGATGGAGGCGTTGGCGAAAACGCAGGACGCCGACGAGTTCTTCATGAAGAGATACAGCGTCATGATGCAGGACGCCGGGGCACACGAGTACACGTCGCTCATCTCGGGGCTCGCCTGAGATGGCTTCGACGGACGTCCGGGGCTACCTGCCTCCCGACGGGCCGCGCAACAGCCACGCCGTCCCGTACTCGTGGATGAGTGGGCAAGACGCCCACCGCGTCGGGAACGTCGTGATCTACTCGCCGGAGAGCGTGATCCTCACGACCGACGAGGACGCTCAGCGGACGCTCGACGGCTACGATCTCGACGAAGTCCCCCAGGACGTCGCCGCGTCGGCGCTCGACGCGCTCGCCAACGACGGAGACGCGAACGCGGTGGTCGACGAATGGCGCTCGGATCGAGAGGATGTCGCGGGGCCAGCCGACGAGCGCCCGACGGTCCCCTCGGACTCGGAGTTAGCGGCCCTTCCCTATCGAGGGGACTCGGACTCAGAGGATGCCGACAGTCTCCAGGACCTCGCGCAAGCGTGGGAGATCACCGCCACGCAGTCGGCCGACGATCTCCGGACGGCGCTCGCCGACGTTCGCGACGAAGAGGAGGAGGCCAGCGAGTAGATGGGGGGGCTCGTCGAACAACCACCCCGAACGGCGACGCGCTGTCCGGACTGTGGCGGCGAGCCGGCCCCCGACGTCGAGCACACGCTCTCGGCCCTCGGCTACGCACACGACGATCAACGGCACGTCTGCTCGGAGTGCGGTCGGACATGGACGTGCGGCGTCCCGATCGGCGAGTTCGACGGTGGCGCGGACCTCCGGTGTCCCGACTCCGACTGCGAGGAGTGGGGACGGGTCGTCGACGCCCATGCCGAGTCGATCGACGTCTCGGCGATGCGCTTCGACCACAAGTGCGGTGACGAGGACTGTCGGTACTTCGAGCAGTCGTCCGAGATCACGATCGCCTGCGACTCGTGTGAACGCGGCGAGATGTGGACCCACCGGGTCCGAACGGCGTCGAACACGACGCTCACGCTCACGCTCGCGTGCTCACGGGCCGACCACGAGCCGACGCCGACGTGGGTCGTCGAACGGCGGACCGACGGTGACGGGATCGCGCTCGTCGGCAACCCGGCGATCACCGGCGACGTCGAGGGCTGCGATCCCTACGGCTATCAGACCGCTCCCGGATCGTCAGAGACAGACCAAGGGGTTGGTACCAAGGAGGCGAGCGAGTAGATGGGCTTCGTCGAGCGCCGGACGGACACCGTGACCATCGCTGCGGGCTCGACGCTCGGGGGGGCGAGCGCCCAAGTCCTGAAAGATCTCGACGCCCAGGCGGCTGACACGCTGCTTGCTCAAATCGAGGCCAGTGCTGACGGAGCGGCGCTCGACGTTCGTGCGCTCGGACGGATGACGCCGAACGGCACACGGACCCCCATCGAAGGGACGAACGCCACGCTCGACGTCAGCAGCTCCGGGACGATCCGTCGGTGCGACGTCGGCGGCCTCCCCAGAACGGCGTTCGAGATCGCGAACAGCGGGGCAGCCGACGTCACGCTCACGATCACCCTCGGCACAGTGGAGGGTCGCTAGTGCCTCAGACACCGAGTGGCGAGACGGTCTACGCCGACCCCGCCGAGCGCGAGCGCTACGTCCAAGTGGCGGCGGGCGACCTCGGACTCTCGACGCAAGACCCCGACGACGACGGCGAAACGGAGTGGTCCAAGCTGCTCGATTCGCTTCAGACGAAGGCGAAGACCCGAATCGATCGGTTCTGCCAGCGCGACTTCGCGGATCATCCGAACGACACGGTGACGCTCGACGGCGGCACGGGGACGTCGGTCGTCCGACTCCCCTCGCCAGTCCGCTCGGTGGACGCTGTTCGCGACGGCGGCGAGACGGTGCCCGCCGAAGACTACCAATGGGCGGCGCACGGCTCGCTGATCCGCCAATACGGTCAGTGGCGGCCGGGCTATGCGACGATCGAGGTCGACCTCGATCACGGCTACAGAACTCCGCCCGAGGACGTCGCCGAAGCCGAACTAAAACTCGTCGACCACACGCTCGCCGGGATGAGCCAGAAGCGAGAGGGGACGGTCGTCCAATCGGACGACTTCTCGCTCGAAGTGAACCTCCCGCTCGCGATGAACGCGGAGATCAAAGGGATACTTCGGCCGCACAAGCGCACGGAGGTGTTCGTGTGACGGGACGGAACCGCGCTCGCGACAGGGAGCGCGAGGCCTTCGAAACCCATGCGCCGTTGCGGTTCACCCTCGTCCGCGAAGGTGGCGTGATCGCCTACGGCGTCCTGTTCGCCCACCCCCACTCGCGAGCCGTCTTAGCGTGGATCAACGGTGGCGAGTCGGTCGAGGTGTTCGATACGATCGAAGCCGTCGAGGAGACTCACCGCCCCGAAGGTCGCGAGATCGAGTGGTTGGATACTCCCCACTGGCTATCCGGTTCCGAGGACGGCTCGGGCGGGGGTGATCGGTAGTGGGCATCGACTTCGACCTCGATGCCGACGAGACCGAGGCACTGCTCGACTCGATCGTCGAGGAGTGGCCCCGCCACCGCCGGGCGATTCTCACCGCGATCGGTGAGGACCTCGTGGGCAACCTCAAACGCGAGGTTCCGACGAACACCGGCCGGCTCAAATCGACGATCCGAACGGTCGAGACCGGCGAAGGGGGCGTGACCGTCGTCGCGGGCGGCGACCGCGGCGTCGACTACGTGCGCCCGCTCATCGAAGGCTCCGAACCGCACGCGCCCGGGCCGTCGGATCCGTCGGCGAACCCCTCGCTGGCCCGGTGGGCCTCTCGGAACGGCTACCCCGGTGGGTTCGACGGAATCTACTGGGCGATCGCGAACTACGGAACCGAGCCCCACGACTTCGTGAGCGAGCCCGTGCGGGAGACCGACTCGCGGGCCGGCGGGATCGCTCGACAGGTCTTGCGGAACCGGAGGGCGTTCTCGTGAGCACGGGTTCGAGTTCGAGTCCGAGTCGGGCACAGAGCACCCTCGGATCGGTCGCACAGACTGCCGGCGTGTTCCTCTCGGCGGCGGCCCCGAAACCGAAGACCTCAGCGTCCGACCCGTCGCCGGACGGTGACGGTAGCGAGTCCGGCGGCGGCGCCGGCCGCGACTGGAACACGCGGGCGGACTGGCTCGAAGTGTTCGTCATCGGGTTCATCACGGTCGTCTGGGGAGTGATGTTCATCGGAAAAGCGGCCGGATTCTTGCAGCCCGGCCCTGCCTATGACCAGCTCACGGTTCTCGTCGTGGCGCTCGTCTCGCAGTACATCGGGATGAGTCGCAACGAGCGCGAACAGGAGAAGATCCGCTGATGACTGTCGACTGGATTCAGTGGTACCTCGACGCGCTCGGTGCCCTCGAAGCCGCCGTCATCGATGCCTACGGGTGGGCCACGGATGCGGCCGGTGACCCGTGGGTGGTCGTCGGGGATCGCTCGACGGAACCGAGCTACCCGGCGGCGTTCATCCCCACGTTCCAGGGGAACCGCGAGGAGACCGAGAGCGACCGTTTCCAGGAATTGTACCGGATCGATACGGCGATCCTCGCACTGACGAAAGGTGACCCGAAAGACCCGGAGGCGAACCTCCGGGATGCGATCGGCGTGATGGGGGCGGTCAAGAACGCCCTCTACGCGGATCGATCGCTCGACAGGGCTTGTGACTACCTCTACGTCGAGCAGGCGACGCCGATCGCCGCACCGACGGATACCGCGTCGCTCGCCGGCGCGGAACTCTCCGTGGCGATCCAGAAGAAAGCAGAACACAGGTGACACGACTGACATGATACGACACGACAGCGGTACGACGACGAACCGACAGCAAAACAGGCCCCACCGGAAGCTCGGTGCCCCCGGGAGCGCGGGAGGTGAAGGCTAATGACGACGGTCGCCGGCGACGTCATCGACATTGA